TCGTGCGATCGTTGGCACACCTCTGCAGGCGTTCCCTGAACAGAACCATGAAGCGCACATCCAAGCGCACGTTTCGTTCTTCAAACTACCGTTGGTTCAGGCTACACCGCATGCAGTATCAGGACTTCTTGCTCACATCATGGAGCATATTGCCTTGTTGGCTCGCCAGCAAATGATGGAGCAGTCTCAAGAACTGATACAGCAGGTTCAGATTGCGGCCCAGTCAGGTGCTATTGATCCGCAGCAGGCGCAGCAGCAGATAGCTCAGGCGCAAGCAGCTTTGCAGGACCCTAAGCACTCGGCTGATTACGCCGCACTTTTGCAGCAGCAGATTCTAGAAAAGATGCTGCCTGGGATTATGCCTCCGGCACCAGATCCAATGGCTGATCCGCTTGTTCAGATCCGCAACTCTGAGCTTCAGCTCAAGCAGCAGCAGATTATGCAGGATGGCCAAGTCGATCAATCCAAGTTGCAGATCGACCAAGCTAAGCTGGAACAGAAGGCTGCGTCAGAAGCTGCTCGCTTAGAGCTACAAGAGGATGTGGCGGATGAGCGCAACGTAGTAAACCGTGAGCGCATTGCAGCACAAATGCAGATGGCTGCGCAGCGTAACCAAGGAGGTTCCTGATGTCATCTAAAAAAGAAAAACCCGTTAAGCCGGTTAAAGTGTTTAGCCCTATTGCTCGCCCCCAAGTATTCAGAGGAGTATTCTGATGCCGTCTATTACGATCACCTTTGGGGAGATGACCCCTGTCGACAAATACGAAGAGTCAGAGGATGGCCAGAGCTGTCCGCTTGCTACGAAAGACTCTGACCTAAACAACAAGAACCGAGAAGAGGCTATCGAAAGCGCGGACTATCGGGACGCTGCCGATAGTGGAGGACTCCGGTTGACTGAGGTCTGCGGTAACTGCGCTGCATACAACCAGACCGAAAATATTCTTGATTGCATCGGCGACAACTCAGGAGAAGTAGGCTACTGCCAGCTTTTGAAGTTCTGTTGTTCTGCTGAGTATGTATGTGATAAGTGGGCAGAGGGTGGTCCAATCACCTCTGATATAGCGGATGATTATGGTGAGTACCTATAATGGATGTTGTGGACTTCGCATCACGTGTGTATAAGTTGTTGCGTGAGCGGGAGCAGTATATAAAAGAGCTACTCGCTACGGACGGTCTTCCCAACTGGGAAGAGTATAAAAAGCTGGTAGGAGAGCTACGGGGCCTCTCCTACGCATCAGCCGAAATGAAGTCCCTGCTGGAGAAAAACGCAGATTATGACGAAGAAACTTTATCTTCCTGACCATGTTGCGCAGAAAATCAACGCTGAAAAAGCAGTCCCTGCCAAAGACAGCGCGGAACCTTCTCTCGACAGTTCTTACGTGGACCCTAAGGACCGCGTACTAGACCCATCCCTTGTAGAAAAACCCTTACTCGATCGTCTCCCGCAGCCCACAGGCTGGCGGGTTTTGGTCATGCCTTATCAGGCCGAGGCTCAAACCAAAGGCGGTTTGTTCATCCCTGAAGAGGTGCGAGAGCGTGAGAGCGTGGCGACTGTTGTTGCATACGTCTTGAGCGTTGGGCCGTTAGCCTACAAGGACGTTGACAAGTTTGGATCTGGCAGTGAGCCATGGTGCAAGAAAGGCGACTGGGTTTGCATTGGCCGGTATTCCGGCTCTCGGTTCAAGATAGAAGGAGGCGAAATCCGAATCATTAATGACGACGAAGTTATCGCCACTGTTCTTGAGCCCACCGATATCAAAACTGTTTGAGGAGACAAGAATGTCTGCAGAAGCTGAAAGACCTATTGAGGCTGATGATCAGGAGATTATCATTGAGCAGGAGGAGGAGGTATCTGTCGACGTAGAAGAACCCTCTTCCAGTAGTCCGGAAACGGAGCCCGCTGATAGTGCTGACAACACTGAAGAGTTAGAGACGTACAGCAAGGGTGTGCAGAAGCGCATCTCTCGCCTGACTGAAAAGTACCGCAAGGAGGAGCGTGATCGTCAAGAGGCTGTTCGCGTGGCTCAGCAATTACTCCAAGAAAAGCAGGCTCTAGAGGGCCGCTTAAAGCAGCTGGATAGCGGCTATCTTAATGAGTACGGTGCACGGATCGAGGCCCAAGTTACTTCGGCTCGACGCAATTATAAAGATGCGTATGACTCTGGTGACACGGATAAGATGATCGAAGCGCAGGAGGCTTTGGCCCGTGCGACTTCAGATAACGACCGTTATGAGCTAGCTAAGCAGCGAGCGGACCAGCGTTTGCAGGCTCCTGTTGCACAGCAGCAACAACAGCAACAGTATGTTCAGCAGCCGCAGCAACAACAGCAACAACCTGCCGCCCCTGTAGATCAGAAGGCACAGGGCTGGGCTGAGACAAATACGTGGTTTGGTCAAGACGAAGTTATGACCTACGCCGCGTTTGGAGTGCACCGTAAGCTTGTCGAGGAAGAAGGGTTTGACCCGAAGAGCGATGAGTACTATGGTGAGATTGACCGCAGAATGCGTTCGGAGTTTCCGAACAAGTTTAAAGTGGACAAGAAACCGGGGAGGAACCAGGTCGCACCTGCTGGCTCTTCTGCATCCCGCAGCACTAAATCAGGGCGTAGGACCGTGAAGCTTTCACCGTCGCAGATCGCAATTGCGAAACGGCTGAATGTCCCTTTGGAAGAATATGCCAAGTACGTGAAGGATTGATCTGATGACTGATAATAAAAGAGCTCCACGAGCAACTGAGACCCGTGAAGAAACTTCACGCAGAAAACCATGGGCACCGCCCAGTCACCTCCAAGCACCTGACGCCCCTGAGGGCTATGTGCATCGTTGGATTCGAACAGCTATGCGAGGCGAGGACGACGTTATGAACGTCACTTCCAAACTTCGCGAAGGATGGGAACCTGTCCGTGCTGATGAGTATCCAACGTATCATGCTCCTGTAATTGACTCTGGAAGTTATGCAGGAATTATTGGTCAAGGTGGTCTGATGTTGTGTCGTATACCTGTCGAGACTGCGCAAGAACGATCCGCGTATTACGGGAACCGGACCCGCGAACAGATGCAGGCTGTCGATCAGGACTTAATGAAGGAGTCACATCCTTCGATGCCGATTCAGAACAATCGGCAAAGTCGTGTATCCTTCGGAGGACGTGGGTCTTCCGATTAATTGAAAGCTAAAGGAGCTGTCAAATGGCCAATACAAATGGCGCATTCGGTCTTCGTCCCATTGGAAAAGTGGGCCAGAACACCAACAGCACTGGTGCAACTGAGTATCGTATTGCTGCAGGCAACACGAACGCTATCTATCAGGGTTCTCCTGTTATCCCTCTCGCCGCAGGTGTCATTGACATCGTCGGTTCCGCTGAGGGTGGTACAGTAGGTCTGTTGGGTGTGTTCGCTGGCTGCGAATATGTTTCCTCTACCACTGGTGAAACTATCTTTTCTAACAGCTGGCCCGGCTCAGGTGCCGACACAGACTTCCCTGTAAAGGCGTTCGTTTATGACGACCCGATGCAGCAGTTTGTAGTCGCAACATCTAACGTCGTTGCTGGTGCTGACACCGAAGCAGAAGTACGTGCTGCATTGTTTGCTAACGCAGACATGGCGCTTGCTACTGGTGGTACAGCGGCAACAGGCCTATCAACAGGCTCGTTAGATCTGAACACTATCGCTACCACAAACACGCTGAACCTGCGTGTCATGGGCATTCAAAATGACCCAGACAACGCAGACTTCACTGTAGCTGGTATTCCCGTAATCGTTCGTTTGAACAACCACTTCAATTCCGCCAACGGCGCGATTGCTGGTGGCACTGTTTCAACGACCGGCGTATAAAGGAGGGCTGAAACATGGCTATTTCACGCGCACAACTCGCGAAAGAGCTGGAGCCGGGTCTTAACGCCCTCTTTGGCATGGAGTATGGTCGGTACGAAAACCAGCACTCTGAAATCTTCACCACTGAGTCTTCTGATCGTGCATTCGAAGAGGAAGTCATGCTGACCGGGTTCGGCGCAGCACCGACTAAATCTGAGGGTTCAGGCATCAACTTCGACGAAGCTGGTGAGGCCTACACTGCTCGGTATAACCACGAGACTGTCGCTCTGGCGTTCTCACTTACCGAGGAAGCGATCGAAGACAATCTGTATGATCGTCTTGGCTCACGCTATACACGTGCTCTTGCACGTTCAATGGCGCATTCCAAGCAGGTTAAAGCGGCATCCATCTTGAACAACGCCTTCACCGGCGGTGCTTCAGCTGGTGGTGACGGAGTTGCTTTGTGTGCAACCAATCACCCGCTTGCTAACGGTGGCACTTTTGCCAACACTCCTGCAGTAGCAGCAGACTTGAACGAGACATCTCTTGAAGATGCCTTGATCAACATTGCTGGTTTTGTAGACGAGCGTGGTATGAAGATCGCCCTTCGTGGTCTGAAGCTGCTCATCCCTCGCCAACTGCAATTCGTTGCAGAGCGTTTGATGGTATCAAACCTTCGTGTTGGTACAGCAGACAATGATACGAACGCAATCAAATCAATGGGTATGTTGCCTGATGGCTATGCTGTCAACGACTTCCTCACTGATCCTGATGCGTTCTTCATCAAGACTGACGCACCTCGTGGCTTCGTACACTTCGAGCGTTCAGCTCTGTCGACCGGCATGGAAGCCGACTTCGACACGGGCAACATGCGCTTCAAAGCACGTGAGCGTTACAGCTTTGGGTTCTCTGATCCCCGCGCTGTATTCGCGTCACCAGGCGCAGCTTAACTCTCTATCCTCCCTTGAGGGTTTTGCTAAGGGGCGGTCTTCGGATCGCCCCTTTCTTTTTGTAAAAACATAATGTATTGTTTGACTATCCCTGACAGTTGCATTGGGCGGCTGACTTAACCCTGACAGGAGATTCTCATGGGTAATTCTACATTTAGCGGACCAGTGCGTTCGCAAAACGGCTTTCAAGTAATTTCTACAGATGCTACCACAGGCACAGTTACCACTGTAGCAAGCACAGCTTCGACAGGTATTGTTACTAACAAGTATGTAAAGCACGTTGGCTTCGCCACGGGCGTTACTGTTAACTCAACCGCAGGCGACAGCCCCGCGATTGGTGAGTTTACTCAGCCAGCAAATACAATCATCACAAACATTAAAATCTTTTGTGCTGTAGCTCCTGTTATTGGAACGGGTGACATTGGCTATGAAGTTGGTACATCTTCTTCGGGCGCACAAATTGTTGCAGCTATCGCAGATGAGATCCTAGATGGCGGTACAACAGTTGTCGTTGGAAACGTAACAACTACTACCTTGGTTGCTACTACTCAAAACGCCGCCACGGCCCCTATCTCTGCTCAGTATGCTTCTGCGGAACGAACCATCTATTGTAATGTTACAAATACTGTAAACTCTACAACCGACGGATCGTTTACGTTCATCATTGAGTACGTTCAAATTGCGTAATTAATCTGGTGGGGTTAACGCCCCACCTTTTTTAAAGGTAAAGGAATAAACCATGGCAGGTCCAGTAACCGCCTATAATTGGGCACAGGGCACAACAGCAGCGATTGTTGGTCCTACCCGTTCGCGTCTTCGTCAGGTGGTTATCTATGCCGCAGCTGGGGGTGCGTTCACGATTAAGAACGGCGACACAAACGGCACGGTTCTTCTCACCCAGACGTTCCCGACAGGTCACCATGTAATGAACATTCCAGACGATGGGATCATTGCAACGGCTGGCGTGTTTGTGGATGCGTTTACGGGTGCGAGTAACCAGCTTACGATCATCTTGTCGTAGGAGATTTCAGTGGCTTATACACTTCGGTCCATATCGCAGGTCGGAACGTCTGAGCCGTTTGAGCTACAGGTGTCTAGGGGTCAAATCCCTGGGCACTCCGTACTACATAAGTTTGGCGCAAACTTCGATATAGACAACAACTCCGTCCCCGAGACGGTTTGGTCTGCGGGTGGTCTCTACCCTTGGGGCTCCCTCGCTACTGCGCAGTCCTTGTACGTTCTTTCGGACGATGCAGCTGACACCGAGGAGGTAGAGATTCAAGGTCTTGACGCCTCATACAACGCAATCACAGAAACTGTCACACTGACGGGAACAGTTGCTGTCCAGACCGACGCTTTGTTTCTACGGGTGTACCGAATGTTGTACAACCACGGCGGAACTAACGAGGGCACAATCACAGCGCGTACAGTCAGTAGCACTGGGACTGTAGTGGCACAGATAGACGAAGGCCTAGCTCAGACGTTGATGGCTGTTTACACAGTCCCTGCAGGATATACCGCCTACATCGGAAACATTGACGCTTCTGTGCAAAAAAACAAAGACGCTCAAGTGCAGCTTTTTGTTCGTGCTGCCCCCACCCGGTCGTTTCGCATTAAGCACATGGCCGAGGTGTACGAGTCTCAGTACCGTTACGAGTTTCACTACCCACTACGGATTGACGAGAAGGGTGACATTGACGTGCGAACGGCGGAGGTCGAGGCTAACAATACCCGAGTCACGTCCAACTTTGATATCCTACTTGTTAAGAACGAGGGTCCGCTCTGATGGCCAAATACTGGTCTTGTAAAGCGTGGTGATGAAATGATGAGCCGAGGTCAAACTCCGTTTCAGGTGTCTACACCCCCAGAAGGAGGATCGAAGATGAGCAAGCCTGGCCTTTGGAGTAA